GGAACCCATGTGAGAAGTCGAATAACCTCCGGCACTCACTGCCTCTGACCTTCATAGAGTCAGAAGTAGCTCCCAAACCAGGTAGCTCCCAATCTCTTTTGAGATTATGGTAGCGTTCGCCCTATTAGTCATAGGGTGAATCCGTTGTTCAACTTCTGTAAAGAAGCGAACGAAACATCGTCCATTTGACCATGGACTGACAGGGGGAAAGACCCCGTTGTCAAGTGACCGGCTGGCGAGAAAGCGTAAGCCCGACTTAGCGTAGAAGGAATACACAGTGATGTGTGGCCCGGAAACGTGGAAGTAATTCCACGCTCACCGAAAGTTCTACTTTATAAAGGTATCACTAAGGGAGAATCCTTTGCAAGGATTAGTACCGTAAGAAGTGCCTTGTTATTAGAGCGAAGCCTAAAACTGGCTGGTTACTTACTTGATAAAGACGATGACAATGTATCAAACTTCTCGTTTGTTACATGACATTAAGCCTTTTATCAGAGTACTAAGTGCCTTACTAGGCCGGAACCGAACGCAGAGAATGTACCTTGCGGTACATTGCTACCACGATTGGTTTAACCACGTTGCGAAACACCACGGACTTATGTTCGCGTGTAAAGTAGCAAAGTTGGTGCACGCCGAAGCAAAACTTCGGCTGTTGAGGAATTGGGACAAGGAGACTGCACCCAAAAGGTATTATGATATCTTTTGGATGCGGCTATCCAAAGTCGGCTTTCCCCGTGCACTTCGTAGGATCGAAAGGCTGCTGCGCAGCCCCTGTGAACCTGAACGTAGAATTGGGATGACAATCCTCAATTCGTACAGGATGATCGAGACTCCCGCGTCCGCGACTTACGAGTCGCGGATCGGTGATGTCCAATGTAATTATTCTGAACGCGAACTACGCGAAGCGTGTTACACGATCAAGAAAGTGTGCGGTTTAGGTCGGATTAGGATGGGTTTTGATAAACTTTTCCGCAGGGATAACTGGATTGGTACCGCTGGACCTTATGGTGGTGTTTCTATTCTTAACGCAGCGTTAGATGCGAAAACCATCTTAGATCCAAAGTACTACCAGTACCTAGCGTCAATGGAGGGATTTGTGAAATCTCTAATGGCGTTAGCTACTCCTAAAAGAAGAGCTTTATTGCCCACTTGGGAGTCTCACGTAGCTTGGCTTCGTGACATCTCCGAAGGTTGTTCAAGTTTCCCTGTAAAACCAGAGAGACCTGATCGATTCATTTCCCGTCTCGTATTTATCAGCGAGGGTGGAGGTAAAACACGTGGTGTTACACCCGTGAATTATCACGTTCAAGGAGTTTTACGCCCTTTCCATGACTGCGTCATGGAACTGTTAAGGCGTATTCCGATGGATTGTAGCTTCGACGAAGCTAAAGGAGTAAAGGCACTCATAGGGTGGACATCAGACCGAGTCTCAGAACCCTCAGGTTTCGATGCTTCGGATTATACTGATGTTTTATCTCGCGACATTCAATCCAGAGTGGTAAAACACTTTTTTGGATCTGATGTAGCTAAGTTCTGGAAAGCCCTTATGGCTATTCCAGTATATATGGGCAAGGAGCACGGAGAGCGTAGCTTCTCTGTTGGTGCTCCTATGGGCATATATGGGTTATGGCCTGTTGCAGCCTTAACCCATCATGTTGTCTGCCAAATCTCAGCTCTGAGAGCTGGACTGCGCCGATCTGGTGAACTGTATAGGCTTTATTTCCTTCGAGGGGATGACGTCCTCTCGAAAGAGAAAGCTTTTATGGAACACCATCGGTCCATAATGCAAGATGAGCTGGGTATCAAAGTCTCCGAACAGAAAACCATTGGTTATCGGCACGGAGTCCAATGTGCAGAGTTCGCTAAGCGAACTGCCCAGCACGGACGAGTTATATCTGGGATTCCCGTGAAGCAGATTTCTGCTTCACGGCGATTAGAACCACTTCTCTCTTTAGAGTTAGTGGAACATCTCCTGGGTATGGTACGTGTCGAAAAGCTTCAACGATCTCCCCACTTTACCCCCCCTCTCGTTTGTACTCTCCTTCACGGTCGGTATATCGGCTGTATTGATAGCCTTCGTCCGCACAGAACCCTACCAAGGGTCAACCCCATTACTGGGGCTGTCTCTCTAGGTATGGGCCATGTTGCGCCGACCAAATATTCAAGGAAACTCCTCAATGTTTTGCAACTTCCATTCTGTCGCGAACGCGTCAGAGGTTGGAAGGACCTAAGAGGCATGGTTATGCCTCCTAAGCTGCCTTTCATGACGGAGAAATCCTTTGAGTATTGGATAGAGTTGGATATCTATCCCCGATTAGCTGAGCGGCTCGTTCGCCGAGCACAATCCATGTTAGGACTTAGGTCCTATAATGAGTTGTTAGATTCCCTTTCTGATGTAATTGGAAAGGATATTCACGCTAGAATCGTTAAAGACGACGTGCCTCTTCTCCGTACTCACCCTCAAGAGAGTGAGTCTGGCGAGGAGACACTGGTGGTTCATCCGGACCATCCGCTTAACGGCGTCTTTAGACGTGTGGGAGAAGAACTGAGAGACAACGCCCCAACTTGTTTGGGCGTTGGTCAATCAGCTGTTAAATTCTCTAAAGCGCTTCGTTGCTTAAGGGAGATGGAAGGAATGACCGAAGCTGTGAGGAAATCTGGACGTTACATTACCAGATTACGGGAATTATCTCGTTATCATAAAGATATCCTCAAGTGGACTGAGCTCATACTGATTGGGATTAATCCTCAATCGTAGACCGTTCCTTTTCGGCCTATTGGCATGAGTCAGGAGTCGAAATGTCGAGTTCGGGAAAGATAACAATGTAACTAAACCCGTTCTCTGCTGAAAGCGTAGGCCCACAACCTATCGGAGGGACAATGTCCCACCTAGGCCTTTTCGACTTTTGCCAGCATTACTGCTGCTAAAGAAGTGCAGGTAGGAAACTCCTGCCCTTCCCCCTTTTCTGCCACACACATAGTGTGTTCGCTCATTTGAAAGTACTAACCATGGTCCTATGACGCATAGTTAGGTGCTGAGAGGTGTACCATTAGTAGTGCCCGTTTGTAGGTCCCAGTATACTAGTAATAGTATGTTGGGTTCACCGAGGGGCTGCTACACCGGCTTTGACACCAACCATAAGGTGGTTAGTATCAAGAGCGTTGGTGTATAGGCATCCAAATCAGGATACCGTTCGCCGGGAAACCCATTTCTGGGACCTGGGCCATACACTTGGACTGATATTGTTCAGCGAAGGAGCGACCTGCAGTCAGAAGCCTGACTGTAGGTGAGAAACTCTAACCCCTCCCGCCGTAAGGTTTAGACACGGCATGTTAGAGATCTTGGATGTAAATCCAAGAGAGGCTTGATGTTAGTCTCCGGCTGTGCCG